GTCTGGATTACCTTTCGGAATGCGGCCCTTCTGGGTGGCCACACCCACACTAACCTTGACATCACCCGTTTGCCGGTTATACCGGCCGCGAGTTCGGGTCACGATATTGTCAGCAATACGGCGACCCGTTTCGGGGTCATCCACCCGCAAGGCATTTTGCTTGGCTGCATCTCGGACTAGGCGAGCGGCTTTACCTAAAGCCGCCTTGATGCCCTTCTTTTGAAGATCAGAAGTAAGACCCTTCATCTTTTCTTGGACTTGCTTTAACCCCTTCAGCTCAAACTCACTGACCATCACTCACCCCTTCACTGACAGGCAGCGTCAAGTACTCCATGCCAGAATCGGGATCCGGCAAGACACCCTCAATGTTGTAAGCCTTACCCTTATGAACGACGCGCATCGTCGCATTAATGTTTTCACGGTATCGGATCGTGATCCGTGCAACCACCTTGGTGTGATTCACACCAGCCGCGATAAAGTCACGCGCGGATAACGCCACAACCTCCGCCCACGGCTTCGCAATTTCAACCCATTGCTCGGTGACCACATCACCAGTGACAGGGTCCCGTGTAGTTTGACGTTCCTGCAGGCTTACCTTGTGACGTAATTTCCCGGCTCTCATCGCGGTGACCCATCCATATATGTGCCTGGAACAACGTCATCAGCATCGTCGTCAGCCAGTGCTGCTATCAGGGCTTCCACGCTGTTCGTCAATCGGTGCATCGCTTCGGTTTGTGCGTCGAGCTTTTTTAGCAGGCTTTCTTGAAACAGTTGATTTGGCTCTTTCATAAGCAACTTTCGTCCATTTTCGTAGCCATTCACGCCTGGCTCGACAAGATAAACAAGACATCAGACCCCCAGTCCTTTACGGTATGGAAACAGCAGAGACGCCGTAGACATGGGAACCTCTGAAACGGACACCCCGACTACGACGCTTTCCCGGTTTTCGTATAGATGACCTGCTAGGGCCAGAATCCCCACGCGCATCAGATCAGTAATGACAATAGGATGCTCGCCTGCCTCCCCCTTTTCTACAGCAGTATCTAAGGACTCTTGATCCGCATATATATTGCGGTTCATATACTCAATAGCCCACAACTCTGCTGCACGGATATACGCATCTATTGGCTCGCCTTTCTCAACGCGCAGGTGCTCACGGGCAAGATCATCGTCAATTAAAGGGGTCATACAGCCCCCTTACAAAGAACGCTTCGTCTTGCTACCACCAGCCTTACTGGAGTTTGCACTCACGGGCACTAACTCAGCTTGAGCTGGATCTGCAACGGCCTCATCCTCTTTGGTCGCAGCATCGGCATTCACCACATCCGGATTCTGTTCCAACGTTCCAGACACGTCGCCCAGCTCAGCATCCAAGCCCCGTGCTTGATGACTGCCACCTACAGGATTATCAGCGGCAGTTAGCACCGGCTGCCCACCCTCGTTCGTAGCAGCACCAGGATCCGCCACGACCTGACCCTGATCCAATGCATCAGAGGTAGCGTCCCCCTCTGTATCCGAGCCGGCTACTTTCTGGCTTTCACCGTCAAAGCCATCAGTGGCAATCGATGTCACCAGCGGCGCACTCAACTCAACGTCACCTACCAACGAAACCAGTCCTTTTGCTTCCAGTAATCCACCAGCGCGATCTGAGACTTCAAATTCATCCCCCACCTTTCTGGATCCGCCATGGAAAAACGAGGCAATGGCTTTTACATTCATGTAGATCTCCCAATACCAGAGGCGGCACCTATAAGATGCCGCCTCTGGCTTTATCAGCCTCCGGCGCCAGCGCCGGCATCCAGACCAGTGAAATTACCTTTCACAAACGCTTGTGGCCGGAACACTGTCACCGTCGATTGTTTCTCGCACAAGATCGTCACCATATTTTTGACAAAGTTGTCACGGTCCTGGTTGGACACAGTGATATTGGCCTCCTCACCATCCCAACCTTGGGCCCCCAACTTGAATGCACCTGTCAGAAACTGATTCAGGTCCATAGCAGGTGTCGCAACTACCGGACGACTCCACAGGCCTGGAACGGCCAATCCACGTGGCGTGGCGAAAAGATATTGTTTGTCATCGGTCTTCGTCAGCTCGATTGACGTCCAGTCAATTGGATTCAACACAATCCCATCGGCCTCATACTCGGCCAAAGTGACCTGCAGCATGGCAATACGCAGACGATCCAAGCGTGTCTCACCCTGAACCACTACACCCGGATTAGCGTAAGCAATGGCTTGCGTCAGGATGCCGTTCATATTCAGGCCCACGCCTGAGCCCTTCAGAATCTGCAGCTCTTCTTTCAGATCCAAGCCATACATGAGGCGGCCATTGATATACGTTTCCAATTGGCGAGCGTTACGCAGCACCTGTTTAGAAGCGCGAATGTGGTGTGCAATAGTGGCCACCTTTTCCGAATCAAGTTCAAACTTGATATCGGACTCGGGTTTCGGGTCGGTCGGGTTTTCCGCCACCACATCTGCGTTGTTGGTAAATAGAGTTTCACGAACAAACTCCACGCTACTGGAATCAGTCGGCCCCCAAGTGAGCAAATCACGAATAAACAGCCGCTGATTTGGCGTGGCCACAATACCTGGCACACGTGTTGGCTGGATCAGAGCTCCCGCAGAGTCATCCTCACGCGTGATGGCAGCCTTAACTGTAAAGCTGCCTTGCATGCTTGGATTGAAGCTCTTGAGCTCAGTCGATTCTGCAACGACCTGCCCAACGCTTTTCGCTTTAACAGGGACACCGCCCCCCTGCTCCAGCTTGGCGATCACTTGCATCGCAGCACGAAGGTCTGCCTGCAACTCCCCTTGTTGGGCCAAAAGCTCGTCAACTTGAGCCTTGGATGCTTCGGATAGTTGCTGATGCGCGCGAATATCTTTATCCGCCTTCTCGGCATGCGCCTTCAGTTGGTCATTGACCTTAACCAG